AAGTACATCAGTATGTACAGCGCCAACAGGAACGCAGTTGAGTACCATTCTTTGGTCTGAAGTTAAAAAATTAATATCAAAGATAAAATATGATTGCATTAAATCATTATATGTAGTTACTAATGATAAGGTAAAATGTTCAGGTAATGGATATGAATCATTTGTTATAGCTAGAGCTTCTGGTAATAAAAATGCATCAGCATTATCAGGTTATCACAATGATTACATGACACTGATAGCCGATGAGGCAACTGGGATATCTGATGAAGTATTTGAACCTCTAGAAATGACGATGACAGGTAAAATGAACATATTACTATTAATATTCAACCCAGTGGTATTATCTGGATACGCATATGATTCACAGGAACATCCAGTATTAAGTAAACAGTTCATAAAATTACATTGGCCATCAACTGAATCAAATATAGTATCAAAAGAGAGTATAGAAAGAGCCGAAGAAAGATATGGTATAAATTCTAATTACTATAGAACATCTATAGCAGCAAAATGGCCAAAAGAGTCAACTGATTCACTTATACCGATACATATGGCTAGATGGTGTATTAATAGACAATATGATGAAGAAACTGCAATAGTACCAAATAAAGATGAACCAATTGTTATAGGGGTAGATCCATCAAGATCAGGTGCTAATGGATGCGATACAATTTGTACGGTAAGGCAAGGTAGTTATATATATGAGTTTTATAAACCAGAGAATCAAGTAGATTCAGTTAAAATGGCAGATGAAATAATAGATGTATTATTTTCTAGGTATCCAAACTTTACATATTGCTTTGTTGAAACAAACGGACTTGGGGGAGTTTTCTATGATATAATTAAAAAATATGATAAAGATAGAATAATACCAGTTAATGTTGCAGATAAAAATGTTGATGAAGAGTTTTTAAATATGAGAGCCCAATTATGGTTTAGATTAAGAGAAGCTATAATAAGTGGTTTTCTTGGTATCAATCCAGAAATTGAAAGAAATGAAACTGAAATATTTATAAGTCAAATAACAGATATAAAACAAGATAAAGTAAGTGTTCAGAACTCTGGAAAGTTTAAGGTTAAAATAGAATCAAAGAAAGATATGGCTTCAAGAGGAATAAGTTCCCCAGATTATGGTGATGCTACTATTTTGAGTTTCTATTACACGAAGGAACAATTGGCGCAAAGGTTGAGTATAGGTAAGTATAAACCAGTAAGTGATGCATATTCAAATGAAGATGACATACCAAGCTGGATGGTATAGTAAAGATATCAAGTTTAGAATACTTGGTATGATAACTAAGGGAGTTAATAATGCAATTTTTTATTACAGATGATAATTACAACCATGAACACATTATATTAATATCAGATAATGGTAAAGCATATGTTAGTACAGATGATGGACATTCCCATTTTCCAGAACTGGTACCGCCATCAGAAATAACAACTGAAGAATCTATGGTTATTATAAATGATCAACCTGCTGAATTAATGTTTGATCCAGATATTGAAGAGCACTCACATACATTAATGCCATTAAAAGAATCTAAATTAAAATGGACATTAGATGATGGTGAAGAGTGGTCACAGCAATTTGAAAAATATCAAGACGCAGATGAGTTAGAGAAAGATTCTATTGAATCCGGTGTTGAATCAGAAGGATTTGTTATCGGTGGTAACATGCAATGGGATGAAAAAGTTATTAAAGCTAGAACTGATATGGGTAAACCTGTATTATCAATTAATGTAACCCAACCAATGATAGATACGTTAATGGGAATGTTCTTACAAGCTGAAACTGATTTCAAAGCATATCCAAGTGAAGAAGGTGATGAATTAATAGCATCAGTTATAACTAGATTATTAAAACATGTTACAAGTGTTAATAATTTACAGTATCAATCAATGAAAGTATTTAAAGATGGTATTATAGCTGGTAGAGGTTGCTTCATGCCATATATAGATTATGGTGATAATATTAAAGGTGATATTAAGATTAAATGGGCTGACTGGAAAACATTTAGATTTGGTCCACATAAAAATGAAGACTTATCAGATTGCCCATATTTATTCATACAGAAATGGATAACCAAACAAGAAGCTAAAGATTATTTTGATTTAACTGATGATGAATTATCAGTATCTTCTTCAATATTAAAATCAGATAGTACTCATGTTGTACAAGATGGTGGAAGTCTGGAACCTAATTCAGAAATATCAGTTGGTAATAATAATGGTGGTGAGCCCGGATTAAATATATCATTGAAAGATGGTAATAAATATCTAGTATTAGAAAGAAGAGATAAAGTAGTCAAATCAATTCCAGTTGGTATATTAGATGATGAAGTATTAGAACTTGGTAATTATAAGAAATATATATCAAAGATAAAAACCATTGAAGATATAAAGATAGTGAATAAGAAAATAGAAAGAATTAAGATAGTTGTTTCTGTTGGTTCTAAAATAGTAGCTAAAGAATTAGTATCTGATCAATTCGCTGATTTCTTTGTAACGCCATATTACGTTCATAAGTTCATCAGGAATAATAAAAATATATTTTATGGTAAGGTTGAACAGTCAAAACTCCCACAACAGGAAATAAATCTAAGACATTGCCAATTATCCCAGAATGTATCCGGATCAAGTAGTAACAAATACTTCTATGATAGCAATACATTTATTAATGATAATGATAGACAGAAGTTTATACGTAATGCTCATAGACCAAATGGTGTATTTAGAGTTGATAATATAGCCAATAGACCACAATTAGAAATAGGGGCCCCTGCTCCTACTGGTGCTGCTCAAATGTTAGAAACAGATATCCGTTTATTCAGACAGATAACTAATGTAAACCCGGAAATGCTTGGTACTGGTGGAGATAGTAGTTCCCAATCTGGTGTAGCGATCATGCAAAAGAAACAATCTGCAATGGTTGGAAATGAAATTGTATTTAGTAACTTCAATATGGCTAAAGTTAAACTTGGTAATCAACTTATTAAACTAATGCAGGAGGTATATGCCAATGATCCTGAGAGAATAGTAAGGATACTGCAAAATAATTATACAAAGAATAAATTCCAGTTACCAGTAGATGGTCAACAACAAGACTTCAAAGAAATACCAATAGATTATATAATAGAGAAATTAAAAGATATAGATCTATTAAAGTATGATGTTGTTGTAGATCTATCCCAGCATAGTCAGTCAGCAATGATGCAGAACTATATGTTATTATCAGAATTAGCAGGTAAAGGTATCCCAGTTCCGATGGAGTTATTAATAAAGAACTTACCTATTCCAGAAAAAGATGAAATAATTATGGGTATACAAAGAAATCAACAAATGCAGATACAGCAACAAATGCAACAACCCCAACCCAAGCCAAAAGGTCAAAGCCAAAATGTTCCAGGTAATCCTAATAATATGAAACAAGTAAGATAATAAAGGAGATCAATCATGCCATTATTCAGTTTTAACAAGATCAAGAATAGAGTTATCAACGGTACTATACAAAGTTATATTGAAAAGTATAAGAAAGATCCGAAGCTATTACGTGCATTGCTAAGGGAAATAGTAGATGGTGCTAATGATTTCATTGATGAACCAGCAGAAAGAGAAGCCATTGCTATAGTTATAAGAGATGAGATAGAAGAAGTTACTGGAAATGATATTCCATTTTTTGATGATGATGAAGAAGTTAAAATGATAGTTGACTTTATTGAGAAATTAAATGGTATATTACAGAGATATGAAGGTAGATTAAGAAAAGAAAAATAACTTCGAACAAAATATGTAGATGAAGATGTAACATTATATTTAAACATAATGTTACACTTTCTTCAAAATTGTAGTATAATTAATTAGTAATATAATCAAAACCCAATCATTCGGAAGGATTAATAACATGACAGAAGAAAATAACATTGTAGAGGAAACAAGTGTAGATGATATATTAACGGAATTTGGTATAGAGAACACTGAAGATAAATCAGTTGATGAAATTATAGCTGAAATTGAAAAAGGTGAATCTAAAGAAAATGATGTTACCAAAGAAAATGATGATACCAAAGAAAATGATGATCAACCTGATACTAAACCAGTTGAAAATACTAAAGATAAAACATATGATGATTATACAAAAGAAGAATTAATAGCACATTTACAAAAGAAAGATAAAAGAATAGCAGATAAAGATACATTTATTGGTAAAAGAAGTAGTGAAATAGGTGACTTACGGAAACAATTGGCTGAATTAGAGAAATCTAAAAATGAAATAGTAGACCCATCTGATGATGATGCTATTGAAAATCCAATTGAATCCATGAAAAAAATACAGGAGAATGTTAATAAACGTCAGGAATTAGAAAGTAGGATTAGTAATATCAGGAGTCAAGATAAAAGCCAAAACAATATTAGGATTATAGAAGAAACTCTTGGTAAAGATTATGATTACAAAACCAATATGACTGCCGTTATTGAGATTCTCAAACAGGACGAAGCTGGTGATAAGTTTATTAATGCTTTTATAAATAATCCAGGTTCCTTTGATACATCGGTTACATTCAATCTATTTAAAAGAGCTGAAGCGTCACTCAAAATAGCTTCACTAGAAAAGAAAATTGAAGACCTAACAAAATCAAAGAAATCCATAACGGATAATTTTAATAAAGCAGGTAAGAAATCTATTAATGATATTCCTGCAACAGTTGGTAAGGATTATTCAAATATAGATATCGACTCACTAACTCCAGCACAGGTAGACAAATTACTCAAAACTTTAAAATAATTAGATAAAATCCATAGGAGGATTAAAAAATGGCTATAACAACTATATCAACATCAAATGAATTGCGTAAGGCTCTCTGGGAAAAGAAATTATATGACAGAATGATTGCAGATTCCTTTTTTAGTAGATTCTCATCTGACAAAATGAACTCTTTGGTCTGGATTAAAGAAGATCTTATGAAAGAACAAGGTGATAAAATTACTTTTGGTCTTACAAGTACTGACCCTGAATCAGAAGAGGGTGTTAGTGGTTCCGATACTTTAGAGAATAATGAAGTTGCATTAGAAACAGGTAACTTTAAGGTTGAACTCGAAGTATACAGACAGGCTGTAAGAGATAATATTATAACAAGAAAACGTGCATGCTTTGATGTTTCCGCTGAAGAAGAGGAATGGCTTAGAAAATGGGGAGTTGCTAAATTAGATAGACTTCATTTTTCAGCTGCTTATTCAAGTCCTACAAATGTATGTTACATGAACTCTACTGCATTTACAGTTGGTTCTAGTGCTGCTACTGCATTGGCTGCTGTTGATGCAACTAATGGTAAACTTACTCCAGCACTTATTGCTAAAACAAGAGTAATCGCTAAAACTGGTAACGGTGGAAGCGCATATAGAATGGATCCTATCGTCGTAGATGGTATGGAACTTTATATACTCGTTGTTCCAGAAGATGTAATGTATGACCTTAGTCAGAACTCTGCAATGCAACAGGCACAAAGAGATGCATTAGAACGTGGTAAAAAGAATCCTATATTTAGAGCTGGTGATTTACTTTATAATGGTGTACTTATTACTGCAAGTTCAAGATGTAATTCTACACTTGGTGGTGCCGGTGGTATTATTCCTGTTGCTGAATGTTTATTCATGGGTAAATCTGCTATTTGTAGAGCTGATGGTAAAAAGTTTTCTTTGGTATCAAAAGATTTTGATTATGATTTCCAAAAAGGTCTTGCTGCTATGCTTTATACTGGTATTGAAAAAGCTCAATTCGCTAGTAAGGATTATTCATTGATTGATCTTGTTGTAGCACGTACAGCAATATCTAATTCATAGTAACTGTTTTTTGGGTGGTTGAAATATATCACCCATTTCTTTAAAATTATAACAATCCAATAGGAGGATTAAAAAATGGCTACAGTAAATATTAGTAACGATATAGCAAGAGCAGGTTTAGCAGGAATTTTACAGAGTGTAACAGCTCAATTTAGTGCAGTATCTAATCCAATGGCAACTGCTGATACCCAGAAACTTATTAAACTTCCACCTTATGCAATTATACATAGTTTTCAGTGCGTTATTGATACTGGTGAAGGTGCAACAGCAACTGGTGACTTTGGTATTGTTGGTGATGATATTACTGATGATCCTAATGGTCTTGACGATGCTGTTAACCTTGCAACGGCAGGTGTAAAATCTTTTGGTGTTGCTGGTACTGACGCTGCAATTGGTTTGGATATGGGTGCTTCTGGTGGTTATATAACAATGGGTGTTGATAATGCACTAGATGCTGCTATTTTCACTATTACAGTTGTATATTCCCAGTCTCAGAACGCATAACTTATAAATAGGCAATTATATGGGTGGATCCATTAACTTGGGTTCATCCATTTTTAGGAGTAATGATGTATAAAAAATTAATTATATTTATATTTATGCTTATATTATCACTTCCAGTATATGCAGGTATCAATGGAGAGGCATTAGCTTTTGATGCTACTAATAATATATGGAGAGTTATTAATATGACCGCAGAAGGTCTTATTGTAGCATCTTCAAGTGTATCGATAGCAACAGCTCCACCATTTATTAACCTTTCAGCTCCAGTAGGGGCAATGGCTGGTTATGTTTCTGCAAGTGATATGTTTGTACCATTAATGTGCGATGCAACTGGTAATTTAATGGTAACAATTTCTGGTAGTAGTGGTAGTTTACCTTCTGGGACTTCAGGAGATATATTGATATATGGTACTACATGGGAAGTATTGAATAAAGGTACTGCAGATCAAGTATTAACAATGAACTCAGGTGGGTTATTGCCAGAATGGAAAGCCGATGGTTCATCCACTGCTCTACATAATGACTTAGGTTCTATTGATGGTGGTGAAGCTGGATATTATGGTCATTTAACAGCTGCTGAAATGGCAGTAGTTGATAATACATCTAATGCAAATACTGGCGATGAGACAGTAACAACAATTAAAACTAAATTAGGTGCTGCTTCAACTTCTACTGATGGATATTTAACTTCTACTAATTGGAATACATTCAATGGTAAAGTTGATAATCCAATGACAACTCAAGGTGATGTAATTTATGGTGGTACAAGTGGTGCCCAAACTAGATTAGCAAAAGGTACAGCAACTCAAGTATTAACAATGAATGCAGGTGCAACTGCCCCAGAATGGGCTGCTGCAAGTGGTGGATTTGAAAATCCTATGACAACTGCTGGTGATGTTATACTTGGTGGTACAAGTGGTGCTGCTGGTAGATTAGCAATAGGTGCAGCAACTCAAGTATTAACATCAGATGGTACAACTGCATCATGGGCTGCTGCAAGTGGCGGATTTGATAATCCAATGACAACTGCTGGTGATATTATACTTGGTGGTACAAGTGGTGCTGCTGGTAGATTAGCAATAGGTGCAAGTACTTATGTATTAACATCAAATGGTACAACTGCATCATGGGCGGCGGCTGGTGGCGGTAGTGTTTCACAAACTGAAGTAGTTGAGTTTCCAGCTGGGAGTTTTGATTATCCAAACGGTGCAACTCATGAAATAGCTCCATTGGATTATTATGATAGTCCTTATACAAGAACATACTTCCAAGCATTTGATGATAGTACAAATAATTCATTAATAATAAGTCATACTTTTAAACCTGGGTTTAATTCTGCCAATGATTTAATCTTTGAATTTGAAGGATTTTCTGAAACACAAACAACAGGTGCTATTGGTATTGGTATTTATTATAGAAAATGGGGTAGTACAACATCGATTGATGCAACAGGAACTGCATATTCAGCGGTATCTTCTGATGTTCCAGCAACTGCTAAATATAAACATATAATCACAAAAGCAATTTCAGTATATGGTTATTCAGCTGGTGATACAATATTTGCTAGAATAACTAGAGATGTTGGTAATGCTGGTGATGACCTTTCAGGAGATTGGAACTTGGTCATGTTTAGATTGAAATATACAAGGTCTGAATAAGTGGAGGATTGAATAATGAAAATCATTATATTTATTTTAATATTATTTATATCATCTACATCTCATGGTGGTGTATTATGTACTCAAGCAGTCAGTGAATATGCATATAGAGCAATGGATGAGGATATATTAGATATATCTGCTGCTGATAAATTAACTAAGACCGTAATGTTTAAATTTAATTTATCGGCATATTCATCTGCAAAAACAAAAACCCAGTTATTCAATATTTATCAATTAAATAGGTTTCATTATGTACCATATGTTAATAATGCAGATGGTGAATTGAAAATATATTTTAGGATTAAACCAATTTTAACTTGGAATACATATACGCAATCAACTGGGATAACAATTGTTAATGATACAGATACAGAAATTATATTTCAATTTTCATATGTAGATGCTACAAGCGTATTCACAAGTAAAATATGGGTAAATGATGATGATGTTGTTACTGTAAACACAACTGTTAATTCAGAAATTGATGCCATATATTATCCTGACATTCATACTGCTTATAACTTTGGTGGTGATGATCATTATTCTTATACATCTGGTGGAACTATCATATTTGATTGGATTTATTCTTGCTGGGGTGTTACACATATTAATGAACTAAAAACAATTATGAAGTCAGATGGTGGATGTACACTTGTAAATAGGCATGGTAATGAATCTGATAGTTATAGAAAATGGTTGAAATTAGGATTTGATAATGTTAAAGGAACTATAGAAGCAGTGACATATACTGATGCTAAACCTCCAGCAACATTACCAGAATATATTGAAGGTAATGATGCAGCAAGTAAAGATTGCGAGTTTATTAGAAGAAGAGGTAGATATAAGAAGATAAGAAGAAAATAATGAAACATATATTTATAATTATTATATTTCTATGGTTAATACTCCCGTTTGGATACAGTAATAGACCTGAATCGATAATTTTAAGAAACTTATCAGCTGGATATCAAGTGTATTCGGTTGTTAAGTTAAATAGAAGAATTAAATTGATAAATATTGTATGGATTAAAGGTTCTCTTATTAAATTATCTTGGTATAATCAAATATATATAATTCCAGTTGAAGAATATTTCAAGATGAAAATAGGAGACCTTTTAATTATAAAGGAGTGATCATAAATGGAAAATCAAGAATTCCAAGAAAAGGTATTAGATTTTATATCAAGAACAGATGAAAAATTGAAAACAGTAATAACAAAACCTGAATGCGAAATACATCGGGTTAGTATAATAGCAGAGAGGAATAAAGTAATATTATCAGTTCATCGAATATATTGGATATGTTTTGGTGCTGCAAGCATATTAGGCATCATAGCAAAGGTAAAGGGGATTATATGAGTTATAAATCAATAATATATTCAATTATGGTTTCACTTACCGGTCACGTTATAACAAAAATAGATACCAAGATAGATACAGAACCTGAAAGAAAAGCATTATCAATCAAAATACGTGATGAGATAGAAAGTAAAATTGGTAGAGATATTCCATTATTGGATGACGAACAAGAACTAAAAAAAATAGAAGATGGATTGATCTTGGTTCATAAAGGTTTATCATCTATTTCTAATTTAATTGGAGGTTAGATATGAATGTTTTTTCATTGGACAACATAACAGCAGGTATGGTTATCAAAGATGCGTTTAAATCAGCTGGATTATATGCAACTGGAGTGGGATTGTCTGGTGAAGAGACATCAGATGCCATTGATAAATTAAATCTAATATTAAATAGTTATCAGAATAATTACCCATTAATTTCAAATCGTAATGAATGTATAACTAAAATTAAAACTAGATCATCTGTAATTGGTCAAGATGGATATGTTTATAACTGTATTAAATCCCATAAGGGAATACTTACATACCCAGATGATACAATTTATAGTGATGGTGATTTATGTTATTCATCTACAGCTGATAATGGGATAATATATGAAGTAACTACAATAGCTCCAGGAACTCGCACATTGGCTTCTGACTGGACTTTAGATAAGAATGAATATTATACCGATGGGACATATTTCTTTAGCCCAGTATCAAATATTGGGAGTTATGCACCAAATGCAAGACCATATTCAGGTGATCTAAACAAATTATACTTTGAAAAATCAGAAACATCATATGAAATAGCTAAAATTGGGCTAACATATGCTAGTGGTGAAACTATTGTAGTAAAACCAAGTGATAAGAATTATTATGCATTATTAAATGTTACAACTGGATTCAATTATACAATAGCAAAAACTCTATCGGTTTGGATGGCAGTAGGTTCTATTTCAACATTGGCAGGCCCATACTATTCAGATACTTATTATAATGCATATGATTTAGTTGAACGCCCATCAGATACATTTAAAATTAATAATGTATATAGTATAAATAAGGATTCTAATAATATCCAAAAGATAAATGAAATATCATTTGATGAGTATATTGGCAAGTTTAATCCAAGTAACACATGTACAAGACCTAGTAGTTATTGTATCAAATCCATTAATAATAAAAAGTATATAATGTTATATCCATTGATCAATGATATAGATACTTATGGTGCTTTGAAAATTGATAGAACTATTAGATTTGATAATATAGGATCTGAAGATGATACTTTAAATATCCCTAGTGATATGTTTCATTTGATATCATATGAATTAGCACAAGAACTAGCAATACTATATGGTGTTGATACAAATACATTCCAGTTGATATCTACTAAATTAGGTGCACTAAAGAATGATTTTAATAAAACATATAAATATACAGATTCAGATTTTGACTTCATTGGAGGATGCTAATATGTTTAGAAAGACAATAGCAACAATTATATTAATATTATTCACTACAATAGGTTACAGTGCATCCTTATTCATGCCGTCATATACAGGGATCAATAATCAATATGGAAAGGTTAATTCCTTTGGTAAATTATATTTTTATGAATCAGGTACAACAACTGAGAAAGATGTATATTCAGATAATGGTTCAACTGTAATATCACAGCCGGTTTCATTAGATGGTACTGGAAGAAGGATAATTTATATAGATGGAACTTATAGGATTATTATAAAAGATAGAGATTTAGTTACTATCATGGATACTGATCCAGTTACAGCTTCATCAAGTGGTGGAACAACCATAACTGAAATTAATGATGTTGGTGATGTAAATATATCAACAGATCAAGGAACCATTTCTTATAGAGATTCAGCTGGTGATTTAGTTGGCCTTGCGCCTGCAACTTCTGGATATGTATTACAAACTAATGGTGTAAGTTCTAACCCAACATGGGCAGTTAAATCATTGGCAGAATTAACAGATATTCAAGATGTATATGTAGACCCATCTAATGACCCATTAACAGCTTCAACAGATGATTTTTATAGTTTAAAATATGTATCAAATAATTATTATATTAAGAAAACGACATTATCAAGTTTATGGGGTGTTAAAAATAGTATTGATTCAAGTGCTGCAACAGGAGATATTATATATTTTGATGGTACAGACTGGGATAGATTACCAGCAGGAACTGCAAATTATGTACTTCAAGCTAATGGTGCTGCTGCCCCATCATGGGTAACTGCTCCTTCTGGTTTACCATCTGGAACTCAAGGTGATATTTTATATTACAATGGTTCGGCATGGGTTGTATTAGGATATGGAACTTCTGGTCAATTACTAAAAACTAATGGTGCAGGTTCTAATCCTTCATGGGTAACAGCTTCTAAACCAGAAAAGATGATAAACTTGGTAGCTGGGAGTTTTGATTATCCAGATGGTGTAACTTATGAGTTGGCTCCACTAGATTATGATAGTGGCACATATAATAGAATATATTTCCATAGGTTTGATGATACATATCCAGAATATTTACAAGGAACATTTGCAGTACCAACAGATTGGAATAATGGTTCAGTTATAGTTGAGGTTATAGGGTATTCAACATATTCTACATCTGGAAATGTAAAGTTTGATTTATATCATAGTCCATATAATAGCACAACTGCATTAACAACTAATTATTCAGCAACTGTAAACTCTTCCAGTGCAACTACTATTAATTCAACTAATTATAAAACAACTAAAATAACAATAACATTTACTCCATCATGGGCAGATGGTGATGATATCCAGTTTAGATTGAGAAGAGACCCAGCTACAGATACAATGCCTGGTGATTTTAAATTAACTTCAATGAGAGTAAGACTTGGGAGGAATTAATATGAAATATATAATAATTTTTATATTATTATTTAGTTTAAGTCCATGTATTGCAGAATATGAATACACTGCAACTACTGCTGTTACTGATAAAATAACTCTAACTGATACACAAGGTGCAGCACAATATTATCAATATGGTGCATTAGGGTTAGGTAGGAGTAAAACATTATTTATGTATTGTAAGTTTAGATTGGATAGTGTATATAGTGGTTCCAGTATTTATGGTCATATATTATTAAATACTTATGGTTATCAAAGTTACACATACCAAAGATTAGCAATATCATCAGTTGCTGGTACTCACGGTGCTGAAGGTCATTTTATGACAACAATAGATACGCAAGATTCTGCATTACAAAGTTATGAATCAGATAATAAAATTACTCTTGGTGATGGTAAATCCCATGATTTCGCAATTGCATTTGAATTACATCAAGCATCTTCTAACGTTAAATGTACCATGTATATGGATAATTATACCCCAGAAGTATTCTATCATACACTTACATCTTCAACTTATAATGTTTTATGTAGAAATAATATTACATTTTTAAATTTATTTCAGGGAGTTCAATCTTGTAATTTTTCAGGCGCAATGAAAGAATGGGTTATACTTGGCTCATCAAATGAAGATGGAATTAAAAACCATGATTCATTATATAGAATGTTAAGGGCTGGTCATGGTAGTCAAGTTCCATTTTTAACATTAGCAACTCCAATTGCTGACCAAAATGTATGGGGTGGTAGTACTCCTGAGTTTTCTGTTGGTGGATTAAGTGCAGAAACACAATATAAAAGAAGAAAGGTAACATCTAATTCATCATGGACAAATATAATTCCACCATATTCATCAACTACACCTTTAACTTTTAATAACTTCACATCACCAACAACTCAAAGAACTAACCCATATAAACCTGATTTTATTAGAGCTTATGAAGGAAAAACAATAACATATAATGCTCATGACACATATTTTAATAATGGTCAAAAGAGGAGACGATAATGTATAAATTAATATTAATAAAAAGCCTTGGAGGTGTAAATTGAGTAACATAGCATATCCCGAAGTAAATGGTGTAGTTTCCAGTGTAGTAATCATTCATTCAGCAGATACTCCAAAATATACAAATATTCCAGGAGTATTAATTAACCCGGTAATCTCAGATGAAGTTAACAATGCACCAGCTAATCATAGAAAGATAGTTGATTCAGAGATAGTATTGAAGACAGCTGAAGAGATAGAAGAAATGGATGTAAGGACCCCAGCAGAGAAGAGAGCAGATGCTTATATGGAAGAATGCGACCCAATGCTTACTGTATTATCTTCTTATGAGTTTTCCAATGATCCAAAACTAGAAGCATTAAAGGCATCATGGTTAGCTAAAAGAGTAGCAATACAAGAATTATATCCTGATGTAGAGTAAATAACAGAGGAGTTATCATGAGAAAAACAGTTCAAATACCTATCAATGGTTATTTACTAGAAAATACCGATGATAAAGCAAATAAAGGTGCTTATGTATCATCTGCATTTGATATTATTATAGATATATTAAAGGTAAATACAAATAGACCAGCTTTGCAATGTAAATATTATGATACCTCCTCTGGAATTATCAATGGATTATATTATTGGGAAGCTAAAGATATAGTAATTGGTGTTATAAATGGAGTTGCATATCAATTTGATAAAATTAATGATGAGGAATATGAAATAACAGATATATCAGGTGGTATAACATTAAATGTTACTAATAAAGTTTATTTTGCAAGTAATTCTACATATGTAAACATGGCAAATGGTGGAAGGATGTTAAACTGGGCCGGTTCAACTGGTGTTCCTAGTGCATATGTAACCGATGCTGATGCTCCAACTACAGTGGATGTACTTGCATATATAGATAATTATATATTGGCACTGGATAAAACAAATAACAAATGGTACTATTCAGATGCTACTGCCGGTATAAATTC